AGTTTGCCAGACCCTACACTAGTTTCAAATGACTTTTACTGGGTTTCAAGTACGCAAGGATATAGAATTTTAGGGACTTATAAATCAAACGGTTTATATTACTCAAATGGTACAACTTGGGAGTATATAGATGCACCAACAACGGCAACACAAAGCGAGGTAAATACAGGAACATTAACAGATAAGTATTTAACTCCTTCGACCTTTGAAAATGCGACTAAATGGACTACTAAAATGGATGCTAACGTGTCTATTAATGCATTAAATGATGTCACAATTACAGATGTTACAAATGGGCAAATCTTACGTTATAATATTACGACATCTCAATGGGAAAATGTAACTGTTACTATTGGTAACGGTGATATGCAAAAATCGACTTATGATATTGATAACGATGGAATTGTAGATTATGCAGAAACTATCCCCGTAACGGTTAGGAATAATTCAAGTTTAGTAATATTAAGACGTGGAACTATTGTTTATTTAAGTGGGTCAACAGGTTATAGACCAAATGCAGTAAAAGCTCAGGCAAATGCAGAAAGTACGTCAAGTGGAACATTCGGAGTTGTTATTTCTGATATTGCTACAAATTCAGATGGCTTAGTAGCTTGTTTAGGAACATTACATAATTTAGATACTAGAGATACTGCACCTTATCCATTTACAACTGATACATTAGTTGACGGCGATGTTTTATGGTTAGACCCAAATAACGCTGGTTATGTAACTAAGACAAAACCGCAAGCTCCAAATCATATTGTTTTTATTGGAGTAGTTGCGAGAACTTCACCCACTTTGGGTAGAATAGTTTACCGTATTACAAATGGTTTTGAATTAGATGAGTTACACAACGTGTCTATTAATTCAGTTGCAAATAATGACATAATTCAATATAATAGCACTACTTTACTTTGGGAAAATAAACAGCCTTCAAGTGGTGGCTCATTTATTCCATCACTTACTGCAAGTTCAATAGCTGGTGGTTACTATGCCAATAACGGTTCAGCTACATTTTCGGTAATGGGTAACGTATCAACAGCCGCATTAAGTGGCACGGCTTCAGCAATATCAATTACAAATACTTCTATAGTTAATAGAACAATAAGAACGCAAATACCAACAACGGCAACAGCAGGTTCAAAGGCTGGAATTAGAACAGCATCATTGAGACATTCAGTTGGGCAAGGTTTCAGCTTTTCGGTTGGGTGGTGTGTTCAGGATGCTTCTTATGTAGTTGGTGCTAAACAATTTCACGGACTTTTGCCTATTTCAACATTAAGTACGATAAACAATTTAGTAGATGTTTCAAGTTTGATAAATTTTATCGGTGTAGGAAGTGATGCAAGTGATTTAAATCTACAGATATTTTACAACGATGCTACGGGAACAGCAAGTCAAATAGATTTGGGTAGTGATTTTCCCGCAAATAGAAAGGTTGGAGCGATATTAGATAAATTTTATGTGTTTGATCTATATAACGAACACGATTCAATGGAAGTAAAATATAGAATAACTGATAGAGTAACAGGAAACACAACGCAAGGAACATTGACTACTGATTTGCCATTAGATACTGTTTTATTAGCACCTCAATCAATTAGAACAAATGGAGCTACAGCATTAGCAACAGTTACACAATGGTCACATTTAATAGCTTATTCATTATAATATGGAACAATTTAACGTAGAAATTCACAGAATAGTAGACAATAATAATGGAACATTTTACTATGAATTATCGCCCACTAATTTAGCTTTAAAAGACTTATTATTATATGGTCACGATGATACAATAGTAGGAACTATTACAGAAACTTTGGTAAGTGAGATTGAAATTCACAAACCTGAGATATTTAATGTATTAGAAACTTATTATCCTGAGATAGCGGTTAATTATTACTTATAATCTTTGACGTTTTAAAGTCAAATTAACACAAAAACAATAACTTAAATTTACAATATGATAGGAAATGTCTACATAAAAGGTCAAATTGGTAATTCATACGATGAAAACGGTATAATTACTAAAACTGGTGTTGAATTAATTGATGTAGTTTCGCAAGTTCAAGGACTTGGTGAGGTTGACACTATTAATGTACATATTGATTCAGAAGGTGGCTACGTTGAAGTGGGTCGTTCAATTGCTCAATTTCTTAATTCACTTGGTAATGTGAATACAATTGCCGAAAACCTTTGTGCTTCAATCGCAACGGAAATACATTTGTCAGTTCCACTTAATAATCGTTTTATTCAAGAAGGAACGGCATACATTATTCATAATCCATTCTTAATGAATGTTACGGGTGATGCTTCAGCACTTGAAGAAATGTCGAAAAACATTAAGGAAACTGAAAGTGAAATGATTAATAACTACGCTAAAGCAACTGGTGTTAGTAAAGAAGCTCTAAGTGGTTTAATGAAAATTGAAACTAGTCTAACAACTGATCAATGTTTGAAATTGAATTTTGCAAGTGCAATAGTTCCAAAACAGCAACAAAGAGCGGTGGCTCTAATTTATAATCAAAAACAAACAAATATGAAAAAACCATTAATGGAGCGTGTTGCCTTAGCAATGTCGATTTTAAAAGGTGAAGAAATTGTTGCTACGGTTGAACGTAACCAATTAGCAATGATGGTTGAAACGGATAAAGGTAATTTAGAATTGCCATTTGATGACATTCAAGTTGGAGATGCAGTTTTATTGGAAGACGGTACGGTTCCAACAGATGGTACTTACTTAACTCTTGAAGGTGCTACAATCGTTATTTTAAACGGTCTAGTTTCTGAGTATATGGAAGCTGAAGCACCTGAATTAGAATTGGAAGTTGAACTATCAGCAATGCCAACGCAGGAAGAAATGGACGCTTTAATAACAGAAAATGAAAGTTTAAAAGCTGAAATTGAAGCATTGAAATTGGAATTGGATAAAGCAAATGGAGTTGCAGAAACAGTTGTGGCTAAAATGGAAGAACTAGCAAAAGTTGGGAGTAATTATACACCTCCTGCACAAGCGACGGTTTTTAGAGAAATTGAGACTCCTAAGACTATCAAAGAACAAATGAAAGAAAGAAAATTAATTAGTAAAAACAAATAATAAATAAATAGTAAACATGGCTTTAATAGACGTAACAGATTTAACATTCAACGGAGAAGAGATCAAAGCAGTATCGGAAGCGGTATTTGAGAGTGCATTTTCTAAACCTGAATTGACAAAATTTCATTCGGTAGTAAATGGAATTGTAGCTAAAAAACAAATTGCAATCTTAGGTAGATTGAATGGATTAGTTGGTAAAGGTACAGGTTCTTGTGACCCTTCAAGTGCGACTAACGCAATTGTAAACACAGAGAAATTCTGGAATCCTGCAGTAGTTTCTGACAGATTTGAGTCTTGCTGGTCAGATTTGAAAGAAACTTTCTTTTTATACGGAACTAAAAAAGGAATTGAAAAGTACGATCTTACAGGAACAGATTTTTTAAACTTTGTTGAAGAATTGGTAACAGATGCTATTCAAGAAGCTATCTACAGAATTGCTTGGTTTGGAGATACTACAGCAGAAAACGTTGTTGACGGTGGTGTAATTACTAACGGAACTGACTTAGCTTATTTCAATAAAATTGACGGATTTTGGAAACAAATTTTCGCTATCGTTTCAGCTGATGCAACAAGAAAAACAACAGATTTGGCTTCTAGAAATGGTCAAGCGTCATTTGCTCTTCAAAATTTCACTTCTACTGATACAACAAACAAAGTAGTTTCAAATGCATTACAAAATTTACGTTTTGGTGCGGATTATAGACTAAGAGAACAAGCTGGATTAGTTTATGTAGTTACTCAATCAGTTGCAGACCAATACGAGAGAGAATTGTTAGCTTATAATGTTGCTTTTACAACTGAAAGATTAGAAAATGGTATTACTTTGTTGAAATCAGGTGGTATTGAGGTTTACTCTTTTAATTTATGGGACAGAATCATTCGTTCTTACTATTCAGATGGAACTAAGTATTTCTTACCTCACAGAGCGTTATTGGTTACTCCTACTAACTTACAAGTTGGAACTGAAGAAGTAACAGCAATGTCAGGAATGGACGTTTTTAACGATAAAAAATCTAAGAAAAACTTTATCGACTTTGCTTTCAATATCGATGCAAAAGTAGTTCTTGATTACGAAATTCAAGTTGCATATTAATTATTAAATGGGAGCGTAAAACCTCCCTTTTTATTCACTTTAAAAAAATATAAATATGTCAGTAGTATGTGGAGCGATAGCTTCAAACATTTTAATAAGTTGCGAAACGCCTATGCAAGGTGGTACACGTGATAGAGCGGTAATCTTTAATTATGATGATATTTCATCAATAGTTTTTGATGCAGTTAACACGGCAACAGTTGAGGATATTGTCTTAGCAGTTGGGAAATTTGCTTACCAAATTGATGGAAAAAATAACTCAATTGCACCAAAAGCAATGATGGTTAAAGTTGGTTTCAACAATATGTTCGATCACTCAGTTCAAATGAAAGGTTTTGACTTATCACCTGAAATTAAAGAACAATTGAACTCAATGAAAGATGGTCGTTTTGTTATTATAACTGAAAACTACTTTAAAGGAGTATCAGGAAATTCAGCATTTGAGATTTATGGTTTAACAACTGGTTTGGAAATGTCAGTTTTAGAGCGTGACCCAAACAATGCAGATACACAAGGTGCGTTTGATTTCACTTTTACAACAATTAATAATAAAGAGCCTAGACTTCCTAACTCTTTGTTTATTACAAATTATGCAAGTTCAAAAGCTGTTGTAGATAGTTTATTGGATTAATTCAAAAATAATTACTAAATTTAAGGGTGTCATTTATTTGATACCCTTTTTTTTTAAATATGGAAGAAGAAATAAACAAAGTATTAAGCTACGAAAAAACTAAACATTTATGGAGAGGTAACCACCTTTCGGTTGAGTGGCAAGAAGCTAATAAATTAAATATAACCTTATTTGGAATTAGTCTAAATAAGGCTCAAAAGTGCGAATGTATAGAAGACTTATTTTTTGCATTAAAACGTCCAAACATAACAAACAAAATAATAGAAAAAATGGAAAAACAATTTCACGTAAAAAAGGGAGCGGTTATAATGAGCTTCGGGGTTGACACTATTACAGAACATTCAACTGATAAACAATGTATGTCGGCTCTAAAACACAATCCAGTATTGATTAAGTTTTTTGAGAAAGTTCCAGAAAATTGGAAAAAAATTGTAGGTATTAAAGAAGACATTAAGGAACTAGCTGATGAAATTAAAGAAGTAGTTCAGGCAGTTAAAAAAACACGTGCAAAACGTAAACAATAATGGCTAAAGTTAAATCTACGGCTCAAAAAGTCACGCAAAGAATTGATGTTATAGATAACATTGGTTTTTTTGTAAAGAAATACGACTTTGATAATAAGTATCCACAAAGGGTAACTGATATTGTCAACGATAGTGGAACGGCAAAAACTTGTTTGAAATTGTATGAAAAATTTGTTTTTGGAGGTGGTTTAAAAGATACTGATTTTTATAAAAGTAAGATTAACTCAAAAGGTGAAACTACGGATAAATTTGTTAGAAAATTAGTTAAGGATTTCGGTAAATTTGGCGGAGTTGCTATTCACGTTAATTATAATGGACTTTATCAAAAAAGAGAGGTTAGTTTAATTCCGTTTGAGTTTTGTCGTTTAGTTCCCGAAGGAGATGAACGATATGGAATGATTGAAGTTTACGATGATTGGGGAATGACTAAACACAAAAAGTTTGATAAGACTGATATAGTTTACATTAACCCTTATAACCCTGCAAATGTAGAAATAGAGGTTGAGGAAGTTGGAGGTTGGGAAAACTACAAAGGTCAAATCTATTATTCGCCAATGAATGAGTACCCTTTAGCTCCATTTGATGCAGTATTAGAAGATATGTTAACAGAAGGTCAATTAAAGAAATTCAAACATTCTACGGCAACGGATAACTTTTTAGCTTCTCATTTATTGGTTATGGGAAAAACAGAAAGTGATGAAGATGCTGAATTGTTTGATGAAAATATGCGAGCGTTTCAAGGTGGCGAAGGTGCTGGACGTATAATGGTTATTGAACGTGAAAGTAATGAAGAAGCAATTGAACTTAAAAAATTAGATATTCAAAATTACGACGGTTTATATGAATATACTGAAAATAGTTCACGTGATGCAATAATTAAGATGTTTTTAATACCGCCTGTACTATTATTAAGAGTTCAAGGTAGTTTAGGAACGTCAAAAGAGATAAGTGATGCATTCGATTATTATAATGGTATAACTTCAGATGATCGTTTAGTTGTTGAAGAAATTTTAACTGAAATATTTACTAATTTTTATTACAATATTTGCCCTTCAAATGACTATTCTATTTTGCCCTTAAAATATAGCAAAGCAATTGCACCTGAATATCTATCTTATTATACTAAAAATGAAATTCGTATAGCAAATGGAGACGAAGAAGCAACTGATTTAAAAGCAGATACTACTTTGTTGGCAGTTACTTTGGGTGTCGGTGGTACGCAAG